AAGTAGCCCATGGTGCCGAGTGCTACAATAATTATCAAACTAGCAACCGTCTTCATAGGCATTTGTACTGCTGCCTCTTCTGATATGTTCAATGGTTTCTTACTCATTTTTTGGTTTTGGTTGAGGCAGTATAATGTCTTTTGCCTTTATTTTCAATGGTGTATGATCCACTGGTCTCACACAGAAAGCTAGTATCGATAATAAAACTATTAGTATTGCTGTGAATTTGTAATTCATAACAACCCCCTATCATTACTGCTTCTTTGGTGTAAATAAAGACTTAATTTTTTCCCAAATTCTACAACAAATTCTTTTACATTTATCAATCATGTTTTTTCTCCTCAATTTCATAGAAAAACTTATCAGTGTCCTCAGTTTTCCACTGGCCAGTATCTTCTACGTTCCATTCGTTTGTTTGTACCTTCCAATCAGGAACCTCATCTTTAACTGTAAAAGATGGTATGTTCCAAATTATTCGGTTGTTTGGTTGCGCGGCGTAGTTGCCATCGTCTAATTCCATTATATGGGCACACTTGTGTTCGTGTGGTATTTCTGAATGTTCAGCGTCAAGTATATTACAGTCTGGGTGAGCCCAGTCAATAGTAAATAAATACTTTCCGTGATGCCATTTTTTATCTTTTCCTCTGTATTTTCCGGATGTGCCTTGAATTATATCCCAATTATTAACAGCAGGATAATAACTAAAACAATTCCAAAGCTGAAGCTCATCAAGTCTACGTTTAGGAACGTTCTCAACTTTAAATCCACGTTGAATAAAAGCTGTGATAGGTAGTCTGTAAAAGATTGCACCATTTTCCATAAGCGCGTGGAACAGTATTGCACTGCCCGCGATGGATGTAATACCAAATATAATACAGTCTTCAACTTCTCCATGATGTTTTTTACCATCATAAAGAAATTCTTTTCTTATTTGAGCATAAGTTGCTGGTATGTTTGCATTTAAATAAGCCATAATTTATCCTCATTTTACATCTCCCCAGTTCTCACCATACTCATAGTCTACTTTGTTTGGTATCTCCAACTCAACTGCGGATTCCATAATTTGTTTTATACGTTTAGCTTTTATATCACTTTCTATAGATATATCCAACTCATCATGCACTTGTATATGTGCAACAATGCCCTCCTTGTATAGTTCCAACATGGATTTTTTTGTCATGTCTGCAGCTGAACCTTGTATTAATTTATTTAATGCTTTGTAAGTATAAGCACGCCTGATGCCTGAACCGTATTCCTGGCGGGCTTGTTCAAAAGGTAGAGCTTTATGGATACCAAATTGATTTGGTTCCCACAGATGAAACCTACATAATCTACCTAACAATGTTCTTATCTGTCCTCTTTGTTGCGCTCTATTTGATACAGAGTTCATTAAAGTTTTAACAAACGGAACACGCTGGTGGTATATTGTAAACAATTCATCTGCAGCATCTTTGGATACACCTAGCTCTGCCTGAAGTTTAGCTTTACCCATACCATAGAATAATCCAAGATTAATTGTTTTAGCTTGTGATCTTGGTATATCGGCCATCTTTGCAACAATAGTATGAAAGTCAGCATCATCTTGTAGATAAGAATCTTTAACACCAAATACACTGGTGTCTTGATCTAGGGATGCATAGTGCACTACAAGTCTTGGTTCTTGTTGACTGTAGTCAAAGCATCCCCACTCGCAACCGGACTCTGGAATAAAGAGGGATCTAATCAATGGACCCAAAGCCTTGTTGCGCGCAGGAATCTGTTGTAGATTTGGATTAGCATAACTAAACCTACCAGTTATGGTTCCACCACTATCTGATCTAATTTGATTTATATCAGCGTGTATTCTACCTTTGTGTTCGTGTTTTATTATTGTATCTATGAAAGTAGTATGTGCCTTGTTTATCTCTCTAGCTTTTGCTATACATTTAACTAATGGATGTTCATGAGTTGATAAAAAATTTTTTGTAAAAGATGGAGAGTTTGTTTTTAAAGTTCTTTCGTACGGTAATTTTAGTTTGTCAAAAACTTTGGCAATCGATCTTGCTGCCCATATTTGAGTGTCTATTCCTGTTTCTTTTTTTACTTTTAACAACAAGTCTTCTTCTTCTGATGCTAGCTGTTTCTTCAGTTTATGAGCTTTTTGAACGTCGACTCTCACCCCAAGAAATCTCATGTCAACCAAACAAGGAAAAAGATCTCTTTCAAGAATAAAAATAGATTCTAAGTCTTGACTCCAAATCTCTTTTGTCATTTCTTTCCAAAGATTAAATGTTAACTCTGCATCGCGTTCAGCGTAGTTACCAACATACATCGCTGGTAGTTTCCACATATCTGCTTTTGCATCCAGGCCCCACTCTTTTGCTGCGTTAACTAGATCAGTTTCGTTCTTACCTTGACCAAGATAATCCCAACCAAGAGATCCTAAATCATATCTGTATCTATTTTCATTTACCAAAGATGCAGCGATCATGGTATCAACTATCTCTCCGTTTATTTTTATACCCATGGATCTAATCCAACACACATCATACATTGCGTTGTGAAATATTTTTCTAGATTCAGATTTACAAATATCCGTAAACCATTGAATTACTTTGTTTTTTTCTAGGTTGCCACCACCCTCATGATCAAATGGAAAGTAACCAGAATAACCCTCTGTTGCAACTGCAATACCAACTACTTTACCTTTTCCAATGACAGAACCTGATCCCATACTTTTTAAATCTGGATCATGTGTTTCTAAGTCTATTGCAATCTCATCACAAAATCTTAAATCAGGAAACTCTTTGGGTTTGACCCACTCTGTTTGTGCCTTAAATATCATTTTGTATCCTTCATCTTTTTAATTTCTAATTCACAGTAGTGAATGATCTTTTCTAGATCTTTTACACCATCTTTCATCTTATATCTACATGCGTATTTCACAACGCATCCTTGGAAGAATGTTAAGTCATTCTTTGATATAAACTCAAAAGGTTGTATCTTAAAATTTTTATAATGTTTTGGTCCTCTTTGTTGTGGAAAAACTTTATCCCAGTCATCTGGATGTGTCATATTCTAAACTCCTTTGTTCTGTTTTGAGATTTTATTAAATATAAATTTTGCATAGACCTAGTGACACCCACATACCAAACTCGATATTCTTCATCTCGTTTGGCTGTAGATTTTTTTGCGCCCCTCATAGTGTTGGTTGTTTGATTTAAAAACAAAACAACATTAGTTGCCTCGCCACCTTTAGCTCCATGTATCGTTGATACTTTTATTCTTGCTTCTTTCGTAGGGTCTTCATTGTTTAGTAACAATAACTTCATGTATGTGATTTGACTATCTGTTAATTTATCAAAAGCATCATACCAATTCAATGAAATGTTCATTGTGTCACCCATTCTTTCTTTTATTCTTTGTAATTGCACTTCTGGTATCGATATCTTTTTTTGTATCTTATACCAATTTTTTATATCTTCATACAAACTTTTACCAATACTGTTGCCTTGAGCAGTGCTAAAAAACAAACCTTTTTTCTTTAAAAAAGTTGGAATATTTTTTAACAAAGATTTTGTTCTTGCTAATATTAGCCAGTCTCCACTTGACATATCTATGTCGTTTAAGTCATATTTTTCTATAACATCACCAATTTCTGACCTTGGAAAATATTTTTTGTCAATCCTATTTTCTTGTATTCTATTGATGACACTCAACGCTTTTAGTTGTATATTAATCGGCACTCTTTTTGAATGTTTTAAGGGTATCTCCTCAGCTTTCCAATTTATAAAAGAATCTACATCTGCACCAGCCCAACCAAATATCGCTTGGTCATCATCACCTGCAACCCATACATCACACTTAGTATCTTGTTCTATTTTATTAATCATAGACCATTGTATTAGTGATAGATCTTGTGCCTCATCAACAAAGATAACATCAAAATCTGGTGTAACATCTTTATTTAAAAATTTTTCTATCATGTCAGTAAAGTCTATCAACCCATGCACTTTCTTGTAGTTATCAATCTCTTGTTTGATTGCATCTAATTTATATCTGTCTATCTTTGATAAGTGTTCGTTTAAATCTAATTGTTCTAGAGCTGTTATTTGTTTTACTCTGGCTAAATTTATTAGACCTAAATACTCACTGTCTGATGAAAATATACCATTCCAATTATTTGTTTCATAAGATGCATAATTTATTTGTATACCGCAAGTTTCACCTATGGCTTTGTAATTTAAATCTTGCATAACATTTTCTTCTTTTAATCCTAATCTATTAAAAGCTAGAGAGTGTAGTGTTTGAAAATATTTAATATCTTTTTTTGTGAGCTCTGTTTTTATTTTTAAAAACCTATCTCTTGCCTCTCCTGCAGCTTTACGTGTAAAAGCAAAGTAACCTATCTTATTTAGTTTAGTGCCTTTGTTTACGTAGTTCTGCACCTCATTTAAAAGTCTTCTAGTCTTTCCTGTGCCTGGTGGTCCTATAACTTTGTATCTCATTAATAGTTGCTACCCTTTCTTTCGACTGGTTTGTATTCTATTTTGTCTATGTGTAATTGTTTGACTCTACAAACTTTAACAGTTTTACCATCTACATTTAGAGAGTGATTAAATTCTACATCACATTTATCTTTTAATTTTTGAGCTATTCTCTCCTCTGGTATTTTCCAACTTGCACCCAAGTGATCTATAAAAGAACTAAATTTAAAATAATGAAAGCCTTCTTCAGTCAAACAAGACCCACTATTTATTTGTATTCTTTCTCTTGCTCTTGGTCCGTTGACACAGTATTGAAACAACTCTTCTTTTAATCTGTCCTCTATCTGTGTTCCTGCAGGTGGTG